CCCAGGACCGGGCGAGATGCCCAGGAAGGCGCAGAACTCGCGGCGGGTGCTGTCGTAGAGCTTCTTGCGGTCGCGGAACTCGTTCTTGTTGTGGGTCCAGACAGCTGCGGCGTCCGTGTCCAGGTTCTGCCGCACCCCGTTCGCCCCGAAGATGTCGGACTCCAGCGCCGTGAGGTTGGTCAGGTAGGTGCGCGAGACTGCCTCTTCGGCGGCCGAGAGCGTTTGGAGCTTGTACTCGAGCACGCCGTACTGAGTGCTGAACCGATAGCCCGACGCGGGCAGCGGTTGGCCGCCGCCAAACGCGCCGTAGCCGCAGAAGCGGCGCACGTCGGTCTTTTCCGCGTCGGTGAATGCCATCGGCTACTCCAGGTGTTCGTGCTCAGCCTTGTGCAGGCCGACCAGCAGCTTGATTTCCTCGGGGTCCTCGATGACCTGGCCAGCGGCCCACATGTGGGGCTCGTCATTCTCGTCCAAGAAGCCGAAGGGGCAGGTCAGCTTGATCTTCTTGGGCAGCTTCGGGGCCTTGGCCTTGGGCTCGGCGGGGGCCTCGGGAGCCTTGGCGGCCTCCGCAGGGTCAGCAGCTGGGGGCGCGGCCGGAGGAGCTTCAGGGGCAGCAGGGGGAGCGGCGTCACCGGCCGGATCGGCAGGAGTGGTCGCTTCGGGGCTGGCCTTGGGCTCGGCGGGGGCAGGCGTTTTTCTGGGTGCCATGTGGTTCTCCATGAAAAAGGGAGCGAGGAAGCCGAAGCCTCCCCGCTCCCTTTAAGGGTTTAGACGTGCTCGATGACCACGGCGCGCTTCAGGTACTGAGCGCCCGCAGTGGGGATGATGGTGCTGTTGGCGGTGGCGTCGGTCGGGGCCACGAATCCGCCGATCCAGAACCAGGACTGCGCCACGATCTGCTGCAGGCGGTCGATGGGGCCGCGCACGACCTGGCAGACGTCCTCGATCATCTGGATCTCGGAGTTGCCGTCGCTGATCTGCTTGGCCTTCTCGGTCATGCCCGCAAAGTCGCCTTCGACCAGGGCGCCGGGGGCGCAGAGGATGGGGCGGCGCACGGTCAGGCCAGCGGTCACAGGGTGGGCCTGGGTCAGGGCCTCAGTGGTGGGGATGAACTGGGCCCCCATCAGCTGGAACACCTTGCCCTGCTGGATCACGCTGGAACCGTACTGGCCCTGGTACATGAGCTTGAAGTCCTGGTCGGCGAACAGCTGGCGCATGCTCACGTTGTCGAGGTACAGGTTGAAGATCTCGTTCTGCATGCCGGTGTTGTTGCGCAGGTTGGCGATGGCATCCTCGATCACGCCCAGGGTCAGCACGTCGGTGCTGGCCAGGGAGTTCACGGAGGTGCTGATGCCGAGTGCGCTGCCGCCCTTCCACTTGCCGTTGGGGCGGATGAGCACCGGGCAGTTGGCATGCGAGCAGATGTTGCCGGTGGTGCCGTCGGCCACGGTCACGTTGCCCGAGAAGGTCAGCGTGCCGGAGAAGCCGCCGGGGGTCGTGGACACGTTCGAGCCGTCGCGGGCGGTGCCGGTCAGGGTGTAGACGTTCAGGCCCACCAGGACCGGGGCGGTGTAGGTCGCGGACACAGGAACGAACTTGCCAGCCGCAGAGCTGGT